GGGGGCAGCACCTCGCCGACGCGGCTCAGGACGTCGAGGAAGCCGGCGACCGGCCCGGATGGCGGCCCGATATCCCGGCGCCGGATCGCGACCATGCGCCGCCGGATCGGAGCGGCCCCCTCGATGTCGATGGCCCGCAGTCGACCATCGGCCAGCTCGGATGCGACCGAGGTATGGGGCAGCAGGGCGACGCCGAGACCCTGACCCACCATCTGCTTCGCGGCGTCGATATTGTCGAGCTCCATGATCCCGCTCGGCGCCACGCCCGCCTCGCGGAAGAACGCGTTGGTCAGCTCGTAGTAGCTCGACGTCCGGTCGAACAGGATCAGTCGAGCGTCCTCCAACTCGTGGACACCGACGGTGGTCCGATCAGCGTTCGGCAGATGATCGGGTTGTCGTCACCATCCAGCAGGACAGATAGGTCCGAGTTGCCGATAGTCGCCGTAGCGACCAATCCGATCTTGAATTCCCAGAGCACCTTGCGCCGTTGAAGGAGCTGGAGGAACTGCGCGAGCATGGCGTTCGTCGGGTCGGCTGAGACTCCTAGCGACCGCCCGCTGTCAGCGATTCCGCTCATGAGTAGACCTTCCGCAGGGTATGCGTCATGTTGCCCCCGGCGATCAGGTCCATCGACCAGGCCAGCTCCAGCCAGAGGGAGCCCTGCCAGCGGATCACGTCATAGGAGTCGTGGCGCGGATCGGGGAAGGTCTGAAGTGTCGTGCGCTGGTAGAGCGTGGACTGTAGTCCGATGCTCGTGGCCACGGCCGTTGCCTGCTGGACGGTCTCGACCTGCATCTGAGCTACCAGTGGGACGGCGAAGCCGCGGTTCTGGATGGAGTGCGGCGCCGACGACGGTACGTCATAGCTTCCCGAGATCACGCCGTTCTGGTTGGTGGATGAGACCGTGGCGCTCGGGAGTGAGGCGTTGGCGTTGTTAGCCGCGTTGCCGATCACGATGAAGCGGTTCGGTGCCGAGAGCAGGTCATCGGACTCCGTGACAGAATCCGCGTAAACGTGCGGATAACGATCCCAATCGAAGTTAGGCGCTCGCGTCGCCGGATCGAAGGTCCGGATCATCCGGAAGACGTTGCTCGCGTTGATCCACGGTGGGAAGAAATCACCGTAAACCGCCAGATCAGAGAAGATCTGGAGTGTGCTCGTGCCGATGCTCCATGAGGATGTGGTAAGGAAGTCCGAGTCTTCGATGAGCGCCGCGGTGACGTTGGGCTCTCCTTCCAGCAGAGTCCGGATCAGGTCGGTCACGTTGATCGGCTTTGCACCTTGCGTCGCCACCTGCGGAACCTGCGCCGCGATCGTCCCCGAGGGGAAAGATGATTCGGACGGCTGGTCGAGGATGAACTCTTCGTCCATCATCGCCACCGAGCACTGATCGCCACCAGTCGATTTAATGCGTGTGCTGTCCGTGAACATGAAGCGCCCCAACGGATACAACGTTCCGTCGGCAAGTTGGAGGTAGATCAGCACACGATGATGGATGGTGTCGATGACCGCGGTATCCGAGACACCCAGCGTGAGGGAGACCGAGCGCTTGATGGTCTGGCTGGTGTCGTGAGTGAGCTGTGGGACCTGGTCAGCCAGCGGTGTGAGGTAGCGGATGAACTGGCCCGAACTGGCATTGACCAGCTTGAAGACGAAGGTATAGCTGAGCTGCCCCTGGCCGGCCAGCAGGTCGAAGGGGCTGATCGTGTCCCGAGGGACCGGTAGCGTCACGTCACGTTCCCGTCGCAGCGTAGGCGGTCGTTGCGACCTCGGTTACCTGGATCTGGACAATCTGAAGCGTGCGATTTCGCGAGAAGGTCCCACTCGGGACGGATACGTTGGCATACCAGCGATCTCCCGCTTCGTTGCGAACACAGACGTAGGGCAGTGCGGCCCACGCCAGATCGCGCATCGAGTTGAAGCCTCGCTGCACGACCGGACCGGTCACCGCGGCTTGCTGCACGACCATGGCCCGGGTGAACTGCTCGCCACCACGCTCGGTCGGGTGGAAGGCGTTCTGATCATCCTTGCCGTACATCCACTGGAGCTTGAGCCGGCTGGCCTCGGGGAAGGTCACAGCCTCCGTCGGATTGGCGCCGAGCCCTTCGATATAGGCCAGCGTGTAGGTTCCCGCCTGCGCGGTGTTCGAGGTGAACACCAGCACGCCGGAGGCCATCGAGGAGGTGTCGGCACCCGTGACGCCCGGTGCCGCGATCGTGCCGGCGACCGATGCTGACCAGGTTCCGACGAAGCCCAGCACATTGACCACGCGGATCCGGTAGCTGGAGATCACACCGATGCGCGCCTCGAAGTCCCGGAAGAAGGTCGTGGTCTGCGTCGAGAGCTTGGCGATCGTCTGCCAGATCGGATCGAAGGCGTCGTTGCGCTGGATCTCGTAATAGCTGAAGCCCGATCCGGTGATACCAGGGTTGTTCCAGCTCAGCAGGTTATAAGTGACCGAGGTCGGAGTGAACCGTGGCGTGACGTTACAGTTCTTGTCCGGACTCGGGTCGGTGACCGTGAAGTTGTCGTAACTCGCGACGACCGGCAGCGTGTTCGAGTTGATCGAAGACAGGATGGAGCGCGTCCCGACCGAGCCGGCCGCGGTGAGCCCGTCCGTGGTCGGGTTGAAGGTGTTGTCCGTCCAGACCTGCCAAGCCGCGGGCTCGGGAGCATAGTCGGGCCATACCTTCGCTCGCGCGACGGCGCCAGCGCCGGAGCCGATGACCTGGAAGCGGACGCGGAAGAAGTTGCCCGGGTCATAGATCAGGCCGGCGATGGTGCCTCCGGCGAGCTGGGTCTCGACGCTGGCGACCCGCTTGCGGATGGTCAGCGCCAGCGAGCCATCAGTCGCGAACTCCAGCCGGGCAAGATAGTTGTTGTTGGTGTCCACGAACCGCGCGGTGAGCTGGTAGAAGTGGCCGCCTCCAGCCGACGCGACGGAGGTCGCCGTTGAGATCGCGAGATCCACGTCGGCGTATGGCGCGGGGATCGTCGCCCACCTGGAGCTGTTCGTCGCGCTCATGCTGATGGTGGCGATGCCGTTGGCCACGTTGTAGTCACCAGCCACGCCACCGGAGGTCGTGTATGCCTGACCGGTATCCGTGCTCCCGAGACCGCTAGCCACGCTGCGGCTGAAGGTATCCGTTATGTCAGGCAGCGATGCATTTGTGACGACTGCCATACTCTGCTGCGTCAGTGCGACGCCTGAGACCTGGATCGGTGACTGCGCGAGCATGACGACGGCGTCCGTGGATGCGTCGAGGGTCGTGCCCGAGGTCGGTGGACCGCTGGTGTCTACGATCTGCCAGGAGAGAGCGTCGGTCGCGCCGGTCCCCTGAAGGTAGCTCGCCACTCCGAGCTGAGCGACGGCCGGAAGCTGGTACAGGTAGGACTCAGGATTGTTGCCGAAGACACCTGACAACGCTGGAGCGCTGACGCCCAGCACTTCCCATTGACGCCCTACAGCGTTGGTGCTCGACCAGGTGACTTGGATGTCGGTTCCGGTGCCTGTGACTGTGATCGCGGTCGACAGCGGAAGCGTGACCTCTCGGTAGCCGTCCACGATCTCAGCCAGCGCGTCCAGCTCGGTCGGCGTGATCGAGGCGCTGGCGCCCAGCACGTTGACCGTGAGCGGCTGGTCGGAGGTACCCCAGCGCCGGGCGTAGAAGCGGATCTGGTCATAGCGCTGGCCGGCGACGGTATTTGAGGTTTCGATGATCTGGTTGGGTGAGGTCGCCGTGTCCACCGCGACATTGGCACGCCGGCCGTAGACGTGCGACGCCTGGATTACCGCCCCCGTACCGTCATGGAGTGTGATCTGTGGAACGGCTGGAGGATCGCCCGCGGTGAACTGCTGACCGACGCCATTGATGATTGGGAAGGGTCGATTGATCACAATGGGTCGATGTGCCGCGAGATCGTAGAAAGTCTGAAGCGCTTGGAGGGGCGGATATGCGCTCGTGAGGCTTCTGGTGTTGAAGCTAACATACGATGGATTGTTGACCGTGGCGAAGTAGTCGCCTGCTGGCAGCGTCGGGCCGGTCGCGAAGGTTCCGGGCGTGCGCATAGTGATCACATTTGAGCCGTATGGCCAGTGTGTGAAGACGTTGCGACCGCCGTACGCGACTCGCTGCTCCTCGCAGTAGATCACCTCAAGCGCGATGGCAGACAGGAAGTAGGAACGGTTCGCATTCGCGGCGAAGGCTCCGGCCGCGTTGCCACTCTGCCGATAGAACCGCACGCCGAAGCGGGTCGCCTGCGTTGCGTTGAGGTTGAAGTTCTGGAGCAGGCCGGGAGTCCAGGGCAACGCCTCCAACTGTGTCGCGCTGCCAACCAGCCATAGAGTCGTCGCTTCCCCGAGCTTGAACCGCTGAAGCTGCGTGGTGTTGTCACCGTAGAGGAAGGCCGCGGTGCTCAGTGTGCTGTTCAAGGAGGTACCCGAGCCACGGCCGTTACCAATGATCAGACCGATGACCATGTTGCAGAAATACTGAGTGGAGAAGGCATCCACGCCAGTCGCAGAATTGAGGAAGTAGAGGACGTTGAGTTCGAGGATGCGCTTGCCCTGGAGGAGCTGTGTGTACTGATCGGTGCCGAACCAGAGATTTAGGTCATAGGAGCCGAAAGCGCCTGCATCGGTTGGTGGCGTGAGAATCTGGAAGCCCGTGCCGATGTCGAAGGCAGCGTTGGCGATCTGGGCGCTGGTCGGTAGCGGCGAGCCCGGGACGCTCACGTTGGCTCCGAAGGCGACGACGCTGCCCGCGGTACTCGTCGATCCGAAACCGGAGACCTGGCCGCCGGTCGCAGGGATGACCACGCGACGAATCGGCCCCGAGTCATACTGCTTGCCGGCCGGGTAGATGTTGACCAGAAGCGGAGCTGTGACACCACTATCCGGGGAGAGGACGTTACCCGAGAGGTCGAGCGGATGCGTGTAGACGCGGGCGTCTTGGATGGTCGTCGAGCCCGGCAGCGTGAAGCCGACGCCATACTCCGCGGCGTTGTTGTTGTAGCTGAAGTCGATGTCGAAGTCCTTGATCCCAGCGAACTCATTGCCGAGGATGAACGGCGCATCGGGGTTGTAGTTGCCCATCTCTACAGCGTCCTTACTCCGTTGACGGTGTCCCGGGAGGCCAGCCGACTCGCGATACCCGAGCCCACCGCCTGACCCGTCTGTAGCGCCTCCTGCGGCGTTGGGACGACGCCGTTGAACTGGACGACGATCGATCCGGGGCCGAACAACGGATGTCCGTCATGGATGGCGGTCGAGGCATTCGATGACGTGACGTCATTGGTCGGCGGAACGGCACGACCCAGTGTCGCGCGCATGGCCTCACCGGGGTCATCCGGCGGATCACTGACGCCCTTCGTATAGCCAGTGACCGACTGCTCGCCAATCTCCATGAAGATCTTCGAGGGGCTGGAGATCCCGAGGAAGCTCTTCGCCGCGTCAACCACGTTACCCAGCGCGTTCTCAACCGCGTTGACCGCGGAGCTGATCATTGACTCGATGCCACCGATGAGCCCGTTGAGCAGGTCACGGCCGGCGTTGTAAAGCCACTCTCCCGCGTTGGCGAAGAAGCCGACGACGGCATCCTTGGCCTGGCCGAACCAGTGCGGGATGTCCTTCGTGACGAAGTGCGCGATCCAGCTTCCAACCGCCTTGCCGGCATCCTCGAAGGCGCCACCGATGATCGAGGCGATCTTCCCCCAGTCGAGGTGTGTCAAGGTCTTGATCAGCTTATCGAGGATGCCCTCGACGAAGCCCAGTGCCTTTGCAACTGCCTCGACCGCGGGCACGATCACGCCGATCGTCTGGGCCGAGATCAGCTCAGCAACGAAGCCGATGATCGGGGCGAGGATCTTGACCAGAAGCACCGTGAGCTGAGCGATGATGTCGATCATCGGAGTCAGTGCGATCACGATGTCCGTGACGGGCTTGATCAGCGAGATGATCGCCGGGAGCAGCGGCTTGAAGGCATCCCAGAGTGAGAGCAAGATCGGCGCGAGCGCCTGGATGACGGGCATCAGCGCGCCGAGCAGCGCGGTGACTAGCTCGCCGATCTCAGGTGCGAGCGCGGTCAGGGTCTCGCCGATATCCTGGAAGATCGGCCCAAGCGTATCGCCGAGGATCTTACCGATTTGGATGATAAGCGGGATAAAGGGCTTTAGCGCTGCATTAACGATTTGGACCAATCCATTAAGGATTGGGATGATTGCCTTGATGATCGGTGCAAGTGCCTGGATCAGCGCGGACGCGAGCTTGCCCAGCGTCGGCAGCAGCGGAGCGACCGCCTGCGCGATCAAGCCGAGCGACTTACCCAGCGCATTGAGCGCTGGCGAGACGGCCTTGAGCACCGGACCCAGCGCGCCGAGGATCGGCGCGATCAGCGCGGTGATGGCCTGAAGCGCCTTCGCGAGCAGCGGCAGCAAGCCGGCGATGAGCTGGCCGAGTGCCGGCGCGATGGTCTTGATCGTGTCACCGATGATCGGTGTGATCTGAGTCAGACTGTCCTTAATGGCCGGAATGACCGGCTGGAAGGCACCGGAGAGCGCCTGGCTGATGGTGTCCTTGAAGGTCGAGAAGACACCGAGCAACGTCTGCGACTGCTTGGCCATGGCCCCAGCGGCGCCGGGGAACTGCTGCATCCCTTGAAGGAGCTGGTTGATACCGGTACGGGCGTCGATCGAGCCCGAGCTGATTTCCTGCATGACCTGCGCGGTTGACTCGCCGCGAATCTTGGCGATAGCCGCGACCGCGGAGAAGCCTGGGAGCGCGTTGTTGATCTGATCGAGGTTGCCAAGGGTGAGCTTGCCCTGCGAGGCCGTCTGACCCAGCGCGAGCGTGATGCTGTCGAGCGCCTGCGCGCCGCCTCCGGTTTCGGAGACCAGGTTGCCGATGGTGGTCAGGAAGGGCACGAGTTGCGCCTTCGTCTGACCGATGGCGGCTGAGAAGGCATCGAACCGCTCGGCGCTGGTGGTCAGATCCGAAAACTCGAACGGGGTCACAGCGGCAAATTGCTGGAGTTCCTTGAACTGCGCGAGGCCGGCCGCAGCCGAGCCGGTCAGCGCCGAGAGCGCGACCTGGACCTGCTCGAAGTTGGCCGCGCTCTTGAGACCGAAAGCCGCGGCAGCGCCAAGGCCGGCCGCGATCCCCCCGATAGCCAGCAGCGACGCGCGGCCCATGGAGGCGAACAAGCCGCCGACGCGGCTCGTGGTCGAGGCCGAGTGCTGCTCGATCTGGTTCAGCTCGTGGTCGGCCCCGACGCGCATCTCAATGAAAGCCTCCTCGACCGAGGCCGCCATGTGGTCGAAGTCAACCGCGATCTCCCTGGCAAGCTGCTGAAACTCGCGCTCGATCGTATTGACGACCTGACGAACCTCAGAAGACAGCTCGTCGAAGGCCGCGCCAAGCTCGGCATCGACCTCGGAGGCAAAACGCGAGGTGTCCGGACGGATCAGGACGGTCGCGGTATCGATCGGTGACGTCACGTCGGAACACCCCCCATCATGGCCATGGCCGCCATATTCGAGGCCGTGGCTTCCTCATCGCTGATCCACCAGCTTGGCGGGGTCATGCCGGCTGGCGTGCCGGCCGGGACGGCACGCAGCGTGCCAGCGGCTCCGGTGAGCCGCCGGGTCTGTTCGCCCCATGCCCGCATCTCGTCGTCGGTTCTCCAGGTTGCTAGCTGCTCGATGACGTAACGATGGAGGAGGTTGGTTCCTCGGTGGGCTGGGAGGTCCCACCACTCGATTCGACGGGCGACGCACCATCCGTCGAACTCGTAGAGCCGTCCCCCGCTGGTGAGCCATTCGATGAGCCCGAGGACGGCGCGGTAGGGCGCAGGCTGTAGACCTCCAGCAGCCACGGGATTATGTCGCGAATATGCTCGAAGCCGATCGGCTCGGTCCGGCTGTGTAGCCGCTCCTTGAAGCGCGCGAGGCTTTCGGGGTGCATAAAGACCGCGAAGACCTCAGTGATCCCTGCGATCGACCTGTCTGCATCGTCGGCTGAGTTCAAGGCGCCGACCATGATGCCTTGCAGCTTCGCGATCTCCCCCAACGAACCGAACGGGATGCTCGAAGCCATCGAGAAGACATCGTCATCGATGCGAAACTGCTTGGGCGTGAGTCCGCCTGGTCGGCTGAAATCCTTGATCTCCGCTACGCCGTTGGCGTCCATGTGCTCCTCCTTGGGATGTCGAGGTCACGCTACGCCAACGAAACTAGATAGTGGATCTGGTCGATTAATACTTGGCCGCACTCAGGGCGTTCTTCAGGAACGGGTTTGGCTTCATGCCTGAGCTGCGCTTCGCGAAGACATAGACGCCACCTCCGAGATGCTTGGGTCCCTTCGTCTTCCAGCGGAGCACGCTCTTGTTCTTCGGCAGGATGTAGTGATGGAGCGGCCCGTAGAGACCCGTGCCGTCATGAACCCAGCGCGCGTATCGCAGACCGGTCCCGACGCGGACAGCCGGCTTGCCATCGAGGATGATCACAACCGTACGAATGCTGGCCCGTAGCCGGCCGGTATCCACGCGCCGCGGGATGCCAGCGCCGCCGCCGAGGTTGAGCTTTGCCTTCGACTCGACGCGCAAGCCACGCTTGAGTAGATCCTTGGCAACACCACCCTGGGAGCTGTTCAGCAGCGCCGCGACGGCGCCGACGTTGAGCTGGTGGCTGACGTTGGTCGCCATGGCATCACGTCATCAATCACAGTGGCAGTCGCGATACCAGGCGACTTTGAAGGTGAGCTGGGTTCCCGCGCAGCCACCGAGAGGTCCGAGTGGCACCCGGTCATTGATGACCCATGCCGCGATCGTCGGCGTTGGCGGGCCGGCCAGGGCGCAAAGTACGTTTGCGACCGCCTCGCGTACCAGGAAGGCGTCTTCCTCCTGCGCGGTGAAAGCTGCGATGAGCTGCGCTGGCATAGGCGCCGCCGTGTCGTCGTCCGGCGCCGAGACTGGCACGCAACGCGCAACGGCGAGGTTGAAGGTGACGGCGAAAACCTCGGGCTCACAGTTGAGGAAGGTGTCGCCCGCGTTGGTCATCAGCGGTCCGCGCGAAGGGAAGGCGTTGCCAGTCGTGAGCGCGAGCAGGCCACAGTCGCACTCATCAAAGGCGACCTCGATGCCCGGCGCCATCACGACACGACTTACCGGTCCGCTGGAGGAGCCCGATAGTGCCACGCTCGCGGCCGAGAGAATCTGGGTCGCGACGTTGAGCACGGACGTAGCCGTCAGGATGGTCCCGTTGGCCATCAGGTGCCCGCGATGGTGTATGGGTTGTCGTCGAGGTGGTAGACGGCGCTCGGCGCGACCAGACCGCCGGGGTTGACGGTGCTGATGAACAGATCAGTGAGGTAGAGCCCGATCCGGCCGTGCGTGAACAGCTCGTTGGGATCCAAGAAGTTGAAGGTCACACCCTGCCGAGTGAGACTCTGCACGGGCTTCGGGAGCTTGCAGGCCGCATCGCAGGCGAGCAACTTGGCGAACTCGGTGGCCAGCTCCCCGAGCGCCATGTTGCCCAGCGTCGAGACCTGCTCGCCGAAGGTCAGCGTGACAGACCACGTGCCGACCTCGGTGTCTGCCTTCGTGAGATCGTTGCAGATCGGCCACTGGTTGCCGTCGAGCCGGATAAGCTTACGCCAGTTGTCGACGCGGTAGGCCGAGGGATCGAGCATGGTCCCATCGACCTTGACCTGAAGCACCTGTGCGACCGGCGCGGGTAGCAACGCCTCGGAGACGACCGAGCAGGAACAGCCGTTCGTGCAGCTTCCGCACGTCAGGTTGTACCAGACTCCTTGATAGAAATAGGGGCGCGGCCACAAACCCAGCTCCCACCACTGATTGAATGGCCAGCCCTGACCGAAGCAACTCTGTCGGCAGGGTCGAACGGTGACCGTGCATAGCCCGAGCCGGCGACCGGTCAGCGCCCAAAGCACCTCCGAGGCCGCGGCGACCGCGGTTCCGGTGACTGCTTGCGCGGCCGGCGTCAGCTCGCAGGTCCAGATGACATCGCCCCAGTTCTCACACGGACCATCGGGCGGCCCGGTGCCGGTGGAAGACGGCAGGACGGAGAAGGTCTCGTTGGCTGAGGTCTCAGTGGCCTGCCAGATCGCGACGTATGTTCCGATCTCCTGGTTGGCCGGAATGCTCCAGGTGAAGGCGTAGACACCCGTAGCGAGATGCTGGATGCCCACGCTGGTCGGTCCGAGCGCGTTGGTTCCTGCCATCACGTCATAGATTGTGATCGCGAGGTTGGTCACGTCGATCGGCGCACTCCCACCGAAC